TAAAGAATCTATGATGTGCTTCAGGAACAGCGTGGTTAGTTGGTCCAGAACCAGTATCACAAGAGAATGTAATTGCGTCTGGTTTGAACCAAACGTGATCAGCAGTTGTAAGAGTGTGAGTGCCAATAGTAGCAACCATAATACCAGTTGCTGGATTGTAAGTAGCATTAGTTGGTGTAAACTGTGCACCAAAGTGTGGCTCTTGTACTTCGTTCTTAATAACTTTTTCCATAACACTAGCGATGTGTGTGAACGCTAATTTTGATGGTTCTCTTTGATAATATGGTAAAGTATTTACTGCACCTTCAAAGTAGTATCTTGCAGAATGTACTGTAGCACTATCGCCACCATACTCTAGATCTTCTGAGATTGCATCAACAATGTAACCAACGTCTCTAGAACATTTAGCAACTTCATAACCGTGACCTGCATATGTTTCGTAGATGTAATCGATGATTTCAGTTTGATACTTAGGTTTCTGACCTATGATCGCTTCTGCTGCTACTAAGGCAGGTGTTTCTATAACTGTTGGAACTGTACCATCATTTTGTTCGATGGTCTCACCAATTTGAGCGAATAAGTTTACAGCTCTAGTAGAAGTATCTACATCTAATGATCTTCTTACACCGTTTGTTGTAGCACTTACAAATGTATGTACCGCATCGACTGTGGCAGGACCAACTTGTAGTGTAATAGTTGTGCTTGTTACTGAGTCAATTCTAACTGGTTTGTTAAAGATTGGATCAGTTGGACGTGGGTGAGATAAGTTGCCACCACCGTTGCTTGCGCAGTTAAGTGTAATAGCATTTTCATCAAAGATTACATAATCGCCTTTAGCAAATCTGTGTCTAGCGCCTAATGTCATTGTCATAACACCAGTCATATGTGCGTATGCAATGTCTGTTGGAGTGTAAGCATCTGCCATACTAGCAGCTCTAACACTATCGGCTATAGCACTAACAAAACTGTGTACGTCAGTATTAGTTCCGGCTGACCCAGCATTTACTGTAATAGTTTGAGCAGTTTTTGCTGTAATAATGAATGGCTTACCGAGTTTAGGATCATTAGCATTTGGATGTGAATCAGTACCACCACCATTAAATCCACACTGGAATGTAATAGCGTTAGGGTCGATAGAAATACGATCGTTAACTTCGAAAGTATGTACACCAATTGTTAATTCCATAATACCAGTTACTGGATCGTAAGTAGCATTTGATGGGCTGAATGATTCTTCTTCAGTTAATATTTGATTTACAACAGCTTGTAAAGGAGTAACTGTTTCGCCTCTTACAATTTGTCCTACTAAGTAAGAAACAAACTCATATGCGCCTGACGTTGGAACAATTTCACCATCACTTAATACCGGTAAAGCATTTTCAAAGTAAAGTCTTGAATTATTTACTGTAGCAGCGTTGCCACCGTGTTGTAAATCCCAAGAAGCTGTATCGACAAAGATACCTAAGTCTCTTTCACAAGCAACTTGACTATATACAAATCCAGGATGGTTAGTAGTAATCCAAGCAATAACTTCTTTTTGTATGAATGCTTTGTTGACTCTTAATGCATGAGCACCGTTGAATGAATCATCTGATAATGAAGCTCCACCAAAGTTAACATCATCAGCAGCAGCATTTCCGTTTGTCATAATGTCGATAATTTCATCGAATGCAGCATTTGCTATTGCGATTTGATTAGCGTCAGATAATACTTCAGTTGCAATTTTATCTTTTAACCAAGTAATTGCACCGACTGTTTGAGTAAGCTGGTTATTAACTACGTTGTTTGCACCAACCGTACCAATTCTATAACCTTTACCAACATATATCGAGTTAACATTTGAGTTAGTTGCAACGTCTCTGGCTACAGCATTTAAGATATAACCTGTGTCTCGCATACACTTATCTTTGTCATAGATGAAGTAGTTATCATTCATATATGCATCGACTTCAGCTTGTAGATATGCTTTGTTCTTCTGTAAGATTCTAGATGCATATACACCTTGTTGAGAACCTGCAACCTTAATGACTGCACCTTCGTCAGCACTTACAAATGTATGTACGTCTGTGTTTGTACCAGCAGATCCAACGTTAATTGTTACTGTGTCTGCTGTTACTGCGCTAATTGCTAATGGTAACTTATATGCAAAGTCTCCAATACGTGGTGAGAAGTCATTACCTCCACCGTTTGCAGCACAACTAAATACAAAGCTTTGTGGCTGTAATTCGATATGATCGTCAGTTGTAAGATCATGTGATGGAAGAGTAACTACAAATTCACCAGTTACTGGGTCGTATGCTGCAGTTGTTGGAGTATAAGCTTTTAATACTTTAGCAGGATCTGAGAAGTATAATGCGTTAGCATCGATACAATCTGCATCTGCACTTACGAAAGTATGGTTATTAGCATGGCCATTTGCATTACCTACGTTAACTGTAATTGTGTCTGTAGTAATTGCTTTAACTCTTACTGGCTCTTTATAAGCTGGGTGGTCGTATAATGGAGCAGCATCTGTTCCTGTTACACCACCAACATCACAACTAAATACCATTGATTCAGGAGCAATTTCAATCCACTTACCTACTGGTAAATCATGTGAACCGATTGTAAGAACCATGTCGCCTGATACTGGATCGTATGTAGCAGTTTGTGGAGTGAATGTACCTGTCCACATGTCACCTTCGCGAATCGCATTAGATGTTGCTGATACAAAAGTATGGACTGATGTGTCACTTGACTCACCAACGTTTAGTGTAATTGTTGTTGCATCTCTATCAGAAATCTTAACAGGTTTCTTATAAGCAGGATGTCTTTTTTCTGCTTGTATAGCATTTGTTGCTGCTGATACAAAGGTATGAAGTCCACCACCGTTTACAACACTACCAACATTCATATGAATAGTGAAACCGTCAACTCTGTCGATAACGATTTGTTTCTTATAGAATGGGTGATGTGATTCAGGTGCTGGGTGATTAGTTACATTATCATCCATTGCACAAGTAAATACAATTGAGTTTGGCTTGAATTCTACAAGATCACCAGCTTTAAGAGCATTTGATCCGATATTTACACTAAACTCACCAGTTGCTGGATCATATGACGCAGTTGTAGGAGTATAGTTAATAAATTCAGTTGTTGGATAAGAATGCTCAGTTGTATTACCGTCAAGTGCACATGTGAATGTTAAACTATTTGGCTCAATGAATACACTATCACCTATAGCAAAATCGTGAGTACCAATCGTAAGTACTGTTGTACCTGAAGTTGGACTATATACTGCATTTGTAGGAGTATACTTCTTGCCATTGTTGTTGAGCAATCTTGACATTTCGTCGAATGATTCGTTAGCTCTATTTCCAGCAATTGAGTTACTTACTAAAGCTGCTGTTTGTGTTTTAAGATAGTTAATTGAACCAACTGTTTGAGCTAATTGATCAGTAACACTTACCTCACCAGACTTAGTACGATAAGCTGCACCAGTTTGGATTGCGTTATAGTTTGTTCCAAGCAATACATCTCTTTGAACTGCAGGTAAGATATACTCTTCTGTATCTCTGTGGCATTTCTTGCTGTCATAGAAGTAGAATTCATTGTCTACCCAATCAGCCATATAATCTTGTACGAACTCTCTGTTGACTTGTAGTTGCTTACGAGCATTACGCTTAGCAACTGGGATGCCACTATTATCAGAGAAAGTAATTGCTTCACCAATAACTGATACTGCATCATCTTTAGCACTTACAAATCTATGTTCACTCTTATCATTACTTAAACCTGGATTTACTGTAATTGTTTTTGCTGATACTGCAATAATTGGTAGTGCTGCAAGATAAGCTTTTTCAAATGTTCTTGGATGGCTTTTCTCAGTCTTGAAGTTGTCGCCTGAGCATGTGAATGTAAAGCTTTCTTTTGCAAGATTTACATATCTACCAACTGTTAAGTCGTGAGTACCGATTGTAATAACCATACGACCAGTAACTGGATCATAAGTTGTTTTTGTTGGAGTAAACTTTGTACCTGAGTTAGCAAGAGCACCGATAATTGTATTGAATGACTTATAAGCATCAACTGCTGCAGGTGCAGAGTTAGCTTGAATAAGTTCATCAGTTGTTTTACGTAATCTTTCAAATGCTGCTACTGTTTCATTTCTTTGATTTTCAAGAGATGTTCTGGCAGTATTAAGATAATATGCTAAACCAGTAGTAACTGCATTGTAGTTTGTATCTAGCAGCATATCGAATTTGGTTGCTGGTAAGATATATTCTTTTACGTCTCTTTCACACTTAACACCGTCGTAAGCATAGAATTCATCGTTGTTGTCGATCCAATCTACGAACTCGTTTATGATTAATGCTCTGTTATCTTGAACAAGCTCTCTAGATGCAACAGCATCTGTATCACCAGTATTAGCAAAGATAATAGGATCGGCTGCATCTTCACCATTTTGAAGAATATTTAATGTTTGATCAAGAGATCTGTCTAAACGTGTTAGTACTTCGCCTGTTTGCTCGTTAGTAAAGATGTGTTCGATTTCACCTTTAATATGATTGATTGAACCAACAGTCTCAGTCATTTGATCGTTAACAACAATGTAAGAGATTGGCGAACGATATGTGATACCGTTTAAGCGACCCCAGTAGTTAGAGTTTGTTGCAACGTCGTAAGATGCAGAATCAACAATTAATCCTGTATCTCTGAAACATTTATCAGCATTATAACCTTGGTAACCAAGACCAGGTGCTCCGTTGAATCCTGTTGTAGTATTAGCAGTCAAGTAGTGAATCATATCATCTACGATTTCACCTTGATTGTCGTCAAGAGTATCAGCGAATGCAGAGTTAGAAATTAGATTTATTGCTACACCGTCAACTTTAGTTGCTTGAGCAGGTTTAATAATAACCGTACTACCACGTGCTCTCATCGAGATGTCACCAAACTGTGAACCAGAGTTGTTCAATGTCATTTGGCCACCGTCTAGGGCAAAGAAAGCCTGACGTGTAAAGATTGACAAGGAACCAATACCGTTAACACCAGCACCGTTCTTAGCAACATAACCTGTACCGTTTTGAGTACGAGGTGTGAAACCAAAACATAATACGTATGTATATAGTGAGTCAGTATCAAGTACTGCTCTATCTGCTAGAAGACAACCACCACCGCGGCCGACCAATCTATTTGGGAAATCGTCAATACCGATACTTTCAATTGTACCAGTACCGCCTCGCTGAGCGTAAAGAATATCTCCAACATCTACGTTGCCTTTCAGGTTTCTTATATAGATTTGTCTATTTGAATCGATATCAGCAATATAAGAAATAAACCCTGTAGCACCACTTGAGAATGTTACTTCGTCATCTAGTTCGAATTGGTTTTGTGCAGAGTGACCTGCTACTAAATATAATTCTCTACCTAAGTCAAGAATTGTACCTTTAGAGTTGAATGGATTTAAAGGTGGTTCAACATCTAAACGGTTAAAGTTTGAAAGCTGTGTGGAGTCACGAAGGTAAGGTGAACGTCTTAGCAATGCACCTGGACGGTAAGCAATAGCGAAACCGCCTGTTGGTTGATCAAAGTTATCTACTTCAAAGTTCATGTAACCGAAGCCCTGAACATAACAACCGGAACCAACTAAAACACCGTTAGTTTGTTCGAAACCTTTTTTCTTCTGAATTACTGTTGCATACTGACCAGCAGTTGATGTCATTGAACAGTCATCAGGTAACATAATTGGTTCATCAACATAGTAAGTACCAGGACCTACTGAGATGTGTACCGCGTTATTAATATCGTTACGATCAAAAGATCCACCAGCTTTTTGTAATGCAAGCTCTTCAGCACGCTTAAGTGTGCGAATTGGCTGAAGTATTGTACCTGGATATGTATCATCACCGTCAGATGCAACGTGTACTTTAAGAGATTTTTCTGTCTTCTTAGAGAACTCGTCGTATAATTGACGATAAGTCATTTTCTCAGTATCACCAGTCTTAACATTTTTCAATGCAAAGTAGCTGTCTTCGTCAAGCATTGGCTCGAACGCTTTAGTAAGATTCATATCGAAGTCAACAAGCTCTGACTCTACGATACTTGAATTAGCAACTACTGACTCTTCAATATCAGAATTTTTAATTACTGATCTTTGTTGTACTAGATCATCAGAAGTAGAACTTCCGATTGATATGTTAGTAGCAACTACAGCATCCATTGAACCAGTTAAGGTAGCATTTTGTAAAATCGGATTGGTGAATGTGTTATCAGTACCTGTACCGTTTGAGAAGTCTGAATTTGTAATATTAGTATTATTTGCTGTGCTGTCATTAAGAGCAGAAGAAGTAATAACAATGTTATTTGCAGTTGTATCAATAATACTTGAGTTACTAATCAGTGTATCCCAAATAAATCCATTTGAGAATCTTGAATTAGTAATATCAACATCATCTAAGTCAGTGTTAGTAATTTCTGAATTAGATATGAATGTATCAAACAGGAATGTATTACCTGAGATTACAGTATCTGTTATTGTACCGTTGGAAAAATCTGTTGTAACAATTGTACTATTCGAGATGAGAGCATCTTCAAGAATTAGTTCATCAATTGAGATATTAGTAAGGATCAGGCCATTTGCAGTACCTTGATCAATGGTTACATTATTGAAGAACGAATCATCAATAGTAGAGTTTGTGAAAATATCATTGTTACCAGTGGAGTTGTTTAATGCTCCAAAGTCTACAATAGTATTTGTGAATACGTTGTTGTTACCGGTTCCATCTGAGAAATCAGAACCTAGAATAGTTACGTTAGCAACTGCAGTGGCTGTCATTGTGCCGTTGTTGATATCCGAATCTTCAATAGTAGAATTATCGATAGTACCGTTATTGAATATGTTCCGGTTCATAACGTTATCTTCAATCGTAGAGTTGAAGATTCTTACACTGGAAATTGACCCACCAGTGATTGTTATTCTATCAAAAACCTCATACTGTAGAGCCTGTACAAGTTCTTTTCTCGTAATATTTTTAGTACCGTCATCACCTTGTATAAGGTTAACGATAACAAAAAGGTCTTCAGAGCGAGTATTGGCACCTGTAATCGGCCCTAATTCTGAAATCTTTGACATTTGATGATACCCTTATGTGTTTAGCTCGTTGTTTTACTTTATTTATATAAAATCGTTAACCGTGGTGGAGCTTCTTAACTAATAAACTTCAGCACTTGTTCCTCAATCATTACATAAACTTGTATATAACTACGTCCGCTATTCTTTGCTTTTAATAATCTGTGTCGACCGTCTATCATTCTATAAGGTTTATCTGCAGGGTTTTTCATACCTTTAACTACTATTCCCGGAAGATTTATATCAGCTTGTCTGTATCGACTATCTCTTGTTTCTATTTTGTTTGTTGCTTTGTGGCCTATATCATCTATATTTATGGATATTGGTTCGATGTTTTTCAACTTAACCCAACTATAAATCTTACTACAATCTATATGTGTAGGTACATCGTATACTTGCCAATCACCATCCATTATATGAATCATCTTATAGAAAACCCAAAACTTAATCTATCTGTTTCTGAACCAACGCAATGCCAAAAGAATGGCTCTTCGCCGGTTACTTCAAATATACGACTTGTAAGTCCTTTATCGTCGTAATCTGTAATTACTTTTTCGTCTTTAATATATCTAAAAAAAGATTTTTTTGCTTCATTTGTCCAAGTTAAATAAAGTCTTTTACAAGGTTCGTTTCTATTCGTGTGCCAGCCCATATATCCTGTAGGAGGGTAATGGAAGAAACCCGTAGCTCGAACAACTTGTTTTGGAAATACTTTTTGAATTATTTGTGTTATTTGTTGAGTAACTCCTAACCCTTCAAAACTAACCATATTAGTTTCGTTACTGATAGAAATATTTGAAGAGCTGAGATATTCTGGGGTTAGCTTGTCAGCCCAATCTTTTACTATATTAGCTCCGTGCATTTTTGTATTTAAGAGCATATCTCTGTAATTCTTTTCGATTATTTTTTCAGCTTCTATTTTAGTTTCATCTGGGAGATCAAACCTTATGCTCATACTAGCTTAGGATTGTACTTAGCTTCAAAATCAATGAAAGCATTAGGAACCGATTCATACGCAGTCCAATAGTCAGTAGCACCAGATAAATTAACAGTGTCTGGCATATCTCTTAAAGTTTGTTTATCAGCTTCAACTTCTGCAACTACATCTGATAAACCTTTTGTTAAGGCTCTCATTGCTAATGTGTCTAAAACACCGAATGCCACTCCACGTTGATTACGTATCAAGCTTAAAATATATACTTCAATAAGATCCATATCCCATAAAACCTGTGTTGGTTTTTTAACATTATCAAATTTTAAATGCTGGGGCATTCCAACCATAGCCAAATCATTACGATTTGAATTTTCGTCAATAAGATCGTGTTCTACGTAACCCGCGTTTTTAGGAATAACCTCATCACTCATAAGTTGACTTACGCGTTTACTAGTAGTGATCAACGAAACTTTTGGTGAACCTACTGGATAATTAAAAAATATAGTTTTCATTTGTTATTCTCTCTTTAATATAACACTGCAA